GAGGAACGTTATAGCGAGCTTCGGTCATGAATTTGACATCTTTTGTTTCGAGGTTATCCATGCCAGCCATCTGACGGCTGAGAGGCTCGCGCCGCTGGAAGACGAACGGCTTCACAGGCTCCCCAGTTTTGAAGAGGAAGAATTTCACTGAGCTGGCAAGGTATGGGCTGGAGACGATGTTAGGGCGGTCCACGATGACGTTTGTTGAGTTGCTGAGGAGTTCGCTTTCCAATGCGTCGTAGGTCACGTCGCGAAGGTCAAGCGGAACCAGAATTGTGAGGTCAGACAGGCGCCCAACCGTCGGCCGATGATAGAGCTTGCCCTGGTCATTCTTGAACGACAGGAGCTTCTTCACTGCGGCACGGATGGCGGTCTTCATCTCGGCAGCGGTGACAGCGGAGGTGCTGGCAACGGTGCTGGTGATGTCGTTCGACTGGCTTCCCGAGTTACCCCAGGAATGGTCAGTGTCGTAGAAGAATTGGCCGTCGAAACAGGCGGTGGATTCGCCGGCCTCCAAGACATTGAAAAACAACTCATCAGGGTGCATCGCGGCCTCGATGCCCATCTGTTCGAGCACGGGGCCGTACTGGCCGAGATTGTCGTCAGCAAGGTCAGTCTTCTTAATCAGCAGGGAGCTTTCCCAGTGCTTATTTTCGATGGTGAAATTGGCTGCACGCAGTTCAGAGAACTGGCGTTCGCCGAGCCATTCACGAACACCCGGCATGCTGCCGATCCATCCGTATTTTTCGCCGCTCCGATTGCTGGATGCGTCGTAGCAAACGGAAGGATAAAACGGGGTCGTTGCCTGGAGGCGGTTGTCGAATTTTGCTGTCAGGTCACGCAACTTGATTTGCGCGGCTGCAATGTTAAGAGGCATGGTATTTCCTTTCAGATTGAATGCTGTGAGTGTGTCAGTGATTAGCCGTGAACATTGATGAGGACATCAACCACGGTGGCGGAAACGTAATTGACAACGCGGCCAACCTTGCTGGCGCTCGTAGCGCTGGCCTGAATCGTGTAGTTGTCGATTGCATACACGAGGTCGCCATTCGTCGCCTGCGTGAATGAAGAGCCAGTGAGCCGGAAAATGCCGTCGGTGTACAACTCGACTTCGAGGTCACCAGCGGAGCCCCCGGAGTTGTCGCACTGCTGATAGACGATGCCGGCGAATGCGTTCGCTCCTGCGTTGTCATCTGCGACAATGTAGCCGGTCGATGCGTCGAAGAACGCAAGAGTCCCGGCGTAGAGATTGACGTTGCTGGCCTTGCTTCGAGTGAGCCGGCCTGCTGCTTGCATGAGAGTGATCTGATTGGCGGTAACTGCGGCCACTGTATTTTCTCCTGAGAAGGGTTTGGGGTTGAATTACTTCTGAAGCGGTTCAAGCCCGTCGTCAATGCGGCGGGAACGAATCCACTGCTCTTCGGTCACGGTGATGCTGTCGCGATTGGCTGCAAATTCAGCCTTGTATTTGGCGTTGGGATCTGGCTGCGGTTCTGCGGCTGGCTGAATCACGCTTCCACGCTGTGCTGAAAGGTCACGCAACGCAGCCTTCGCGGCCTCAACGGTAAAATTGCCGTTGACGAAAAGGCTGAACTTGTCGGGGACGCCTGCGAGATTGCACAGGGCCTGAATCTGCAGGCAGCGGGTCCGCTCTGCGGCTGCGAGATCAGCGGTTGGAGTCTGTGAAACGGGTATTGCAGGAGCTGCCGAGAGATCGGCTGCGGGGACTGCCGGAGCGGCCGGCGTTTCTGTGGTCACGGTGTCGGCCGGTGTCGGCTCTGGCATGTCATCACCTCGTGATGCAAGGTAGCGATTCAAAAAACCGTTTATTCGCTCCCGGATCGCCGCGGCGGGTGCGTCGGAAAAGTAAACATCGAGCAGGGCTGTAGCCTGCGCGGGAAGATTTCGGGGATCTGCGTCAGTCAGCGAAAACAGACCTGTGCGAGTTGCTGCGGGGCTGTCTACGACGTCCGCCGCCTTCATGCCGGAGAATCGCATCGGCCACCGCATTTTTTTCCGCTTGTCGTTGTCGGATTCGCGGTGTCGTGAATCCTCAAACTGCATCAGGCTCTGCTCATCGAATCGCGTCGCCATGGACACGCCGAAGGATTCCGGATCTTGTTCAGCGAGATCCAAAACATAGTTGCCCAGGTCGCCCTGTGGGCTGGTATATGCTGCGTCGGCGATGTGCAAATCCGCGCGGACGGTGTCGCCGTCGATGCGGAAATTGGTCCACCTGCCGAGATAGGAGCCCATGCCGTCGTTCGACATATTTGGATGCGTGAATCTGGCTTTGAGTCCGTTGCGGGTTGCGTTGCCGAATTGAACGACCTGCTGGAGTGTTTCAGCGTCAACCGTGAACGGCCTGGCGTCGCCCGGATTAAGGTCGCCTGCTTGCATCATGGCAGCGCCGTAGATAACGCCGCCTTCGCGGTCAACGCGCGCGGGAGCCTGCCGGGCTGCGTCGGTGCGAAATGCTGATTTGTTGGGAGCGGTGTTAATTGCGGGCATTTGCTTTGTCCCTTGCTTGCATTTGTCGTTGCACTTTGCCTGCCCATGCTTTGCCCGGATCGCCACCCCAAAGAGCCCATGCAATGCGGCCGTTTGATGGGTAGCCTTTTTCGCCGCGCGAAAAACCTTCCGCCTGCTTGTCTACTTCATGACGGGCGAAGAAGCGAACCATGCGGCCGATCGTTGATGGACTGACTTGTTTGCCGTTCGCTAGGTCGCGGGCTCGTGCGATGCCGACTGCTGTGCCGCCGCGTTTGTATTCGCGTCGCCACTCAAGACCCTGCCGGGCCTCTGCTCGCACGCCTGCGGGCGGGGTGAAGTCGATGCCCGCGTATTTGGCAGGGATGGCAAAGTCTTCGCTGATGCCCATTGAGTCGTCAGCGTTGTCGTCTGGCGTATCGTCTTGGCTGTCGTCTGCTGGGTCGGTGTCTTCGTCAAGGTCGAGTGAGGCGCGGTAGGCCGCCACGCGGCTTTCCATGTCGGCCTTTGCGTACAACTCTCGCTCGATCTGCTGCAGCGTCTCGTCGAAGTCACGGCCGCGGGATGCAAGTGATTCTGTTTGTGTGGTTAAGCCGGCTTCGATGGCTGCAACGTCTGCCTTGACTTCTTTGTCAGGATCAACCCACGGCCAGCCTGGAGGAATCCATTGGTGGTTGAGGAAATGGCTGCGGTTCTCTTCGTAGCGAACTGGGTCGATCGCCACGGCGCCTTGGATAACACACTGGTCAACGAAGCGAGCCCAGAGTTTACGCAACGTCCGATCAATCAACACGTGTTGCCAGCACTTGAAGGTGATGCGGCCGTCGATCAGAGCCAGCCTGCCGCCGCTGAAATTGTTGGTGAATTGCTTCGCAAGAAGTTCGTATGGGTAACGCAGGGCCGCGGCCACGCCATGCAATGCCCATTCAACGTATGGGCCAAGAGTTGTCCCAGGCCGTGCGGGGTCGCTGAATTGGATTCCCTCGCCGTCGCCCAGATACTGAATCGTGCCTGGACTTAGGTCTTCGAGGTTTGAAAGTTTTCGGCCGGACTCTGCCAGCATTGCGGGATCTGTGACACCTGTCACGAATGCCCCGTAACATGCCGCCACCTGTTCGGCAACAAGATGGGCGTGGACGAAGTCCTTGAGATCCTTCAGCTTGCCCATCGCAGGAGCCAGCCATGGAACGCCGCGGAGTTGTCCGGGGCTTGTTTCCTCAAAGCAGTGTAGCAGGTCTGTCAGCGGAACCTCGTCCTCCATCTGATCGGCTGCGTAACTGTCGTTTGGCAAACTGCGTCGCACGAACGCAGCGATGGCTGTTCCGCGTGCGTCGAGCCTCATCCCCAGTCGCCGCTCTGGCTTGCCCTGCTGCAGCCACGAGTAAACTGGAATGCGTTGCGGATGAATCACCTGGACTGACAGAGTAACGGGCTTTTCCGGGCTGTCATCGTTGCCCATATAGAGCCACGATTCGCCGTAAATGCCGTTGCAGCGTTCGAGCAGTCTCTGCTTCGCATAGAAGCCTTCAGCGATTGCCCAGCGGTGCCAGAGTAGTTCGATCTGCGTGTTGAATGTCTCGGCCTGCGACTGCGTAACAACGCCTCTGGCAGCCTGCACGCGGGCCTGTGGGCGGATACCCTGTCCGATGACATTGTCAACACGGCCATTCACCGCCGACGCTGCGAACACGTCGTTGCGGTAAAGGTCGGTTGCCCGGTCGATCATTGTTTCGAGTTCGGTTCCGATCGCGTCGTTCTGTGTCAGCTTCGACGCTATCCACTTTTCGCCGCGGAGCCTGTCGTTGTCTGCGGCTTCGTAGGCTGCGAAGTTTTCAGCAGCGCGGTTTGCCAGCATCAGCCGCAACTGGCCATCGACGCGGGCTTTGATTCGCCCCATTGCCCACGCGGGAGCGATTTGCAGCAGTGCTTTGTCGATACGAGTTGGCTTTGCAGCCTCACGGACATTCGCAGCGTAGTCTGGCTTTCCGCTCATCGCTGGAACCTCACAAGGTTCCGAGCTGCGTGGATGCCGCCTGATGCCTGCCGGCGAAGATCAGAGATTCTGGCGTCGAGTTCAGCCAACCATGTGCTGGTGGGCTCCTTCTGCACCATCTGCCCATCCACGGTGTACGTAATGACGGGAGCCCCTGCCAGCAAACCGGTTTCGACGCGGTCGCGGAGGTCTTCGTAGAGAGCCAATCGTTCGGATGCGGATCTTGCCATGTTCGCAGCATTGCGGCTGCGTGGCGTTTGGTGAATGTGCATCTGCTAAACAATTAGCGTTTGCGCGCCTCCGCATAGGCGATAGCAGCAGCCTGCTGTGGCGTGTAGCCTTCGGCAATTAGTTTGCGGATGTTTTCCTGAATTGTGGCACGGCTGCTTCCGGGCTTGAGTGGCATTATGGCTGCCTCCGAACGACTGTCGTGAAGCGATTGCCGCACTGGCAGCGCCTGTACTGCTTTTGCATGTCGCCGATCGGCTGTGAGTTGTAGGACGTTGCAAACTGCCCGCACTGCGGACACAGTCCACCGCCAGGTGCCGCGTGGCATGGCGTGTAGGATCGTCGCTGAGTGTATGCTGGGGATTCCAGTGGTTTCATCGCAAATCCCTCACGAATTTCGGGGCCTTTTTGCCAGAAATCACGCCATTCACGGGCTTTTGCTCGGCTTTCCGGCGTTCTTTTTCAGCGTCGAATTGTAGCACAGACAGCCCCACGAATGCCAGATATGCAGCGTCCAGAAGGTGGTTCCGGCTGAAAGTCTGCACCCATTTTTGGACTCGCCCTTTGCCCACCTCAAAAACGACCTGTTCGCGTTCGGCTGTGAGCTGTTTGGCGACTTCTGCGCGGCCGTCGGCTTTGTCGGTGTGTGGAAGGAGTAACGCCGCCCTTGAATCTGCCGGGCAACTCAGAGCCTGGTGGACTCGCCGCTTCCAGTGGTCTGCGTTGTTTTGGTATTCGCGGCGGTAGCCTGTGCCGGTGGTGAATGCCACGTCGTGCCAGCCTTCACCAATGGCCACGGTGTACTTCGAGCGGTCTTTGGGTGCGTGGTAGACGGCTCCGGAATGCTGTTTGTAACCGAAACCCTTCGCTGTGTTCCAGAGCTGATGGGGCTGTGCTGCGGATCGGACTGTTTCGGTTTCCCAGCCGGCGTCAATTAGGACGATATCAACGCCCTTTGAGCCACCGGCTTCGAGCTCCCAGCCTGAGTCGAATTTGCTTTGAAGGTCCTGAATGGCGTGTTTGAGCGCTGCAGGCAGGTCTGTCAATTCGCGGTGGATTGGCTCGAATCCGTAGTCAATGCAATAGGGCTGGCCTGATTCATGCTGGGCAATGACGAACCAGTCGAGTTGCTGGGCGCGGCAGTCAACACCTGCGGAAATGCGAATGCAGCCTGAAGGAATTAACCCTCGCCTGTACTGGCTTTGCCGCTTCATCACGGCCTTGAAGTCGAGCGGCTCGATGTCTTTTTGTTTGGGCTGTGCCGGTAGCGCCCAAGTCCATTGCAGGAGTTCTTTTTCGGCATTGTCCGGGTCAATTTCGCGCTGTCCTCGCCATTCGTCGGCGCCGACAATGCCCGAGGTCATGAATGTGTTTGTTGGGGCGCTGTAGCGGAAACCCATGGTCTTACTTTGCGGCATGTCGCCTGTCACTGTGCCGTCAGGTAGGACGATTTGGCCACGGTGTCGCAGGCGAGCTTTTTGGAGTTGCTGGAGCCTTGTGGCATCGTCAAAGAGAATGCCACAGGCAGGACATGCCCAGCGGGTCTTTTCTTCGGCCTCCGCCTCTGTCGTTGCGTCCTGCCATCCGATCAAAGCATCTCGTCCGGGTGCGATGTGCTCGCCGCATGAATGGCATGGGAAGACGACTTCGCCGGCGGTGCCTTGCTGCCACTCTTGCCACATTCGGCCGTGTTCTGTGGTGACGGTGGATTCGAGGTAGATCCGAGCCTGCCCGCTTGCACGGAATGCCCGCACGCGGCCTTCCATCTGCTTGAGTTTTGTGGCTTCGTCGGAGTTCACGCCGGTTTCGTCGAGGTGTGAGACTTCGGTGACTACAAGAATGGGGCCTGTGATGCCGGCTCGCTTTTCGTCACCGCCGCCCCCGGTGATGAATTTAATATTGGAGCCGTTGAGGAATTGGATGAGTTCAGGCGTGCCGCCTTGAGATCCTGCGCCTTTGCGCGGGAGGAATTTGGCGTATTGGCTGGCCTCAATTGCGGGCTTGATGTCGAGTTTCCACTTGTCGTTGGCCATGTCCATTGATGGCAGACCGAAGAGGACAGTTTGGTTGCGCTCAAATAGGTGGTAAAGAATTGGTATCACGACGAACGCCAGCGTTTTGCCGGACTGCTGCGGGCCTGTGCATGCGTAACGGAACCACTGGCCTGAATCTACTGCGTCGAAGAATAGACCGTGGGCGGGCTGCCTGCTGCACCGAAATCTCTGGCCTTGATAGGGGCCATCAGGGAGGAAGATTTCTTGCTCGGCGAATTGGCGAATTGAGCGGTAGGGGCGAACTGGGACGGTCCGCAAATAAATGTCACGGAATGCCCTTGCGGGATGAATAGCGTAGTCACGCCAGTCCTGCATGTTCGGCGGTTGGGGCATGTCCATACAGTCTCTCCAGTGATTCAGCGACCTCCTGATTTGCCTCTTCGATCATAGCGAATACATCCATCAACCCTTGCCGTTTGATTGCTTCGCCGAGTCGCCGCCACGGCTGCAAAGCGATTTGCATAGCCTCTTCGAAGTCATTGAGTTTAACAATTTGGTGGCGAGTCTCTGCGAGCTTGATTTCTTCTTGCTGGGCTTTGGCCATGCGGTAGCGCTCGAGCCCCTCAGATACGTCGCCGGCAAGGTCGTCATCGGGAGTGGCCTGCGGTGCCGGGTTTTTGCCTTCATTGTGCCAGACGCAGACGGCGTAGATCTCAGCGAGCCCGGAGCGGTCGAACGGGGGGAAGGTCGGGATGTGCTGATACTTCGTCAGGACGGGCGGAGTCACTCCCAGAATGCGGGCCAACTCTGACTTGTTCGCTCGTTTCTTTTCCGCCATGGTCGTCTCACGCTGGTTTTCCCGTGCGCCTGAACCTTTTTAACCCCAGTCAAAACCCAAAAACACAAAAAATCAGGGTCC